TATAACCAGTCAAATACAATGCTAATGGATGCAGCAAGCGAAGGTACTATTTCCAATTCTTCAAATATTATTTTCTTTCCAGAAGCAACTTCAACTTGGGGTACAATTACTCACTTTGGAATTTTCACTTCTAAAACAGCGACAACACCAATTATGTGGGGAGCATTAAGTACTTCAATATCTGTACCTTCTGGATATATTCCTATCTTCAGAGCTGGTGCACTTAATGTCTCATTACAATAAGGAGGTCACTTATGCCTAAATACTTAGAACTTGAAGGTGAGATCATTATTGATCTTTCATCAATTTTAGGTCAGGTTAAAAAGCCAGAAGAACCTAAAAAGGAAGAAGAGGATAAAGAAAAAGAGGAGAAATAGCTATGGCTGAACAAATCATAACTATCGCATCTGTGATAACGGCTCTGGGAGTTATTCTCGGAGTCGTTTTAGGTGTTTACAAGTTTTATCTTAAAAATAATCAGCAAGATGATGATATTAAAGTAATTAAAGAAGAACAAACAATTTTAACAAAAGGTGTACTTGCATGTCTTAAAGGATTAAAAGAACAAGGCTGTGATGGTCCTGTAATAACTGCTATTAATGACATTGAAGAACATCTAAATAAGCAAGCACATAAATAAGGAGGAATATTATGGAATACTTATCTATTATTAGCGTACCTGCAATTGTTACTGCAGTATATGCCATTATCGAAGTCATAAAGAAAGCAACAAACAATAACGAAAAGGTTAGTCATTTCTATCCTTTGATTGGACTAGTATTGGGAGTAATTTCTGGTGTAATTTGCTATTACTTTATACCAGATATTATTGCAGCACCAAATGTTGTTTTAGCCATCGTTCTTGGTGGTGCATCTGGTCTAGCGGCAACGGGTACTAATCAGGTTATTAAACAACTTAAAAAATAGAATAATATGACATAACAGCCTATCGGAGTTCTTTCTGGTAGGCTTTTTTTATTTTCTTTTGGCAAAAGCGTCTCGACTTCCCATTTGACTTATGAGGAGGCAGATAGTATGCAAAAAGAACTAAGAAATAAAATATTTGAATTAAGAAACACTGGCATGGGATATAAGGCGATAGCAAAAGAACTATCTCTTACTCCTAGTGCGGTTAGAAGTGTGTGTACAGCAAAATACAACAATCCTAATTTATATGGAACCTGCAAAAACTGTGGCATAAGAGTAAAGCAAACGCCTGGGAAAAAGAAGCGTCAGTTTTGCTCTGATAAATGCAGAATGGCATGGTGGAATTCTCATAAGGATGACGTAAAAAGAAACGCATTTTATACCTTTAAATGTCCATGTTGCAACTCTGAATTTGTAGCTTATGGAAACAGCAAAAGAATCTATTGTAGCATCTCCTGCTATGCAAAAACCAGAACGAAAAGAGGTAATGAGCAATGAACACGAAAAATATAGAACAGTACTATTCATCGCTTGTACACCTAATCGCTATGAAGAATCAGGAAATATTAAACGATGCTGATTTCCTAAAAGCTGAGTCTGTTTTGGCAAGCAAATATTGTATCAAAAAAGATAGTCTTTATCGGGCTAAAGACTTGATAAATAACCGTTTTAGAGTGATGTATATACTACCAAAGAAGGAGGACCAAAATGGATCAGAAACGAATAACCAAGATAGATGCGTTACCAAAGTTACAAAAGATAACTAGAGTAGCCGCATACGCTAGAGTTTCAAGTGGTAAAGATGCTATGCTTCACTCGCTTTCTGCTCAAGTTAACCATTATAAGAAACTGATCCATGATAATAGTGAGTGGTCATTTGCTGGTGTATATGCAGATGAAGCGTTAACTGGTACTAAAGATTCACGATTGGAGTTTCAAAATTTACTTGAGGATAGTAGAGCGGGGAAGATAGATATGATCATCACCAAATCGATATCAAGATTTGCTCGAAACACAGTCATTTTATTAGAAACCGTTAGAGAATTGAAGTCATTAGGTATTGATGTGTTCTTTGAGGAACAGAACGTGCATACCTTGAGCGGTGAAGGTGAAATGATTCTAACGTTCCTTGCGACATTTGCTCAAGAGGAATCCAGAAGCACATCGGAGAACATGAAATGGAGAATCAAGAAAGACTTTGAGCAAGGTATTCTATGGGGCGGCAAACCATGTTTAGGATATGCACTTGAAGACAAACGTTTCATCGTAATACCAGATGAAGCTAAGATCGTACAACAGATTTATCAATTATACATTGCTGGATATGGTGCCGATACAATCGGCAAAATCCTTGATGAACGAGGTATCATTCCGAAGAATTCAGCAAAATGGAATAGATCAAGCATCATGACCATATTATCCAACTATAACTACACAGGCGATCTGATACTTCAAAAGACATTTAGAGAGAATCACTTATCTAAAAGAAAAATCATCAATTCAGGTGAGCTTGACCAGTATGCAGTTAAAAAGAATCATGAGGCGATTATTAGCAAGGATCTATTTGATAAAGTTCAAGAAATAAGAAAACAACGAGCTGAAAGAATCAAACCAAGAATAAATAAAAAACCTCAAGCTTTCAAGGGCATGATAAAGTGTGGGATTTGTGGAAGAGCGTATACTCATAAAACCACACCACATAACGAAATATGGAAATGTTCACTTTCAGTAACGAAAGGAATAGAAGCTTGCCCATCTAAACAAGTACCAGACAGAGAAATTAAAAAAGCTGCTAAAACAATATTGAAAATTAGATCCTTTGATGAAGAAGTATTAAAATCAAAAGTTAAGCAGGTACTCGTGATGCCCGAAAACAAACTTATTTTTCAATTTAAAGATGAAACAAGTGTTGAACAGTCTTGGAACAAAAGCTCAAGAAGTGAAGCTTGGACGCCTGAAATGAGGGAGAAGGCAAAACAAAGAGCATTGAAACAACATCAGGGAGGTGTTCATCATGGCTAAGGTTACTGTCATTCCATCTACGATTCACCCATTAACACAAATGCCACTTAATCAAATGGCAGTTAAGAAAGTCGCAGCCTATGCAAGAGTTTCTACCAACTCAGACGAACAATATACTAGCTATGAAGCTCAAGTCACCTATTACAAGAAGTTTATAGAAGATAAGCCAGATTGGGAGTATATAAACGTTTATGCAGATGAAGGTATCTCTGGGACTAATACAAAAAGACGTGTAGGCTTTAATAAAATGATCGCAGACGCATTAAATGGAAAGATAAATCTAATCATTACTAAGTCCATATCAAGATTCGCAAGAAATACATTAGACACCATATCTTATGTTAGAAAACTAAAAGATAACGGTGTTGAGGTGTTCTTCGAAAAAGAAAATCTCTGGACGCTAGATCCCAAAAGTGAACTCATATTAACGATCATGGCATCAATCGCTCAAGAAGAATCACGTTCAATCAGTCAAAACGTGACATGGGGTAAGAGAGTCGGCTTTCAACAGGGTAAAGTTTCATTTGCTTATAAATCGTTTCTAGGCTATAAGAAAGAAGATGAAAAGATTGTGATTGATGAAGATCAAGCAGAGATTGTCAAAATGATTTATAAGATGTTTTTGGTTGAAGGAAAGACTGCAACAGGCATAGCAAACTATCTAAAGTCAAAACACATCAAAACGCCAACAGGAAAAACAACTAACTGGACAAAGAATACTGTGAACTCAATACTTACCAATGAGAAGTATAAAGGGGATGCACTGCTTCAAAAGACATTTACTGAAAACTATCTCGATCATAAAATGGTTAAGAATAACGGACAAATTCCTCAATATTACGTTGAAAATAGTCATCCAGCGATCATTGACAGAGATATGTGGGAACTGGTTCAAATTGAGATAGAAAGAAGAGATAAAATTGGTGCTAAGTACTCATCATCTGATGTATTCGCATCGAAACTCATCTGTGAAGATTGTGGTGGATTCTATGGCAAAAAGAAATGGCACTCCAACAGTAAGTACTCAAGGTTCGTTTATCAATGTAATAACAAGTTCCATAAGCATAAAGACAAATGCCGAACGCCTAATTTAGCAGAGGAAGACATTAAACTTAAATTTATTAGTGCTTATAATCTTTCAATGGAAGATAAAGAAAGAATCATAGAAGATACATACGAAGTCATAGCACTATTAACTGATACTAAAAAACTCGATGATGCTATCATTGAAATTGAAGAAGATATCATGGTAACTTCAGAAATTGTGAGTAGACTTGTCAATGAAAATTCAAAATCAGACATAGCGTTAGAAGATTACAATAAAAAGTATGAGGAGTTATCCAATCGATATGACAAACTTAAAAACAAACATACAGACTTGTTAAACGAAAGAAATGAAAAACAAGGACAAGCACTTATAATGAAAGCTTTTATAAAAAACTTATCAGAGTCAGAAGATGAGCTTGATGAATGGAATGAGCGTATTTGGATGTTGTTAGTAGACGGGGCAACGGTTCACAGAGATTCGAGTATTACGTTTAGGTTTCATAATGGAAATCAGATAAAGACTTATTAAGTTACCTATAAAAAAGGTGGCTTTTTATTTATTATTTTTTTGAGAACGAGGTTTATTAAACCTAAATTACATATTTGTTGCAACAGGAAAATCCGGTAAGTCAAAATAGATTAAGTTAGATGAAGTCGATATAACTCAATTGGAGATATACAATCGCGGGGGTGACATGGGAAAGTTGTTATAACTTTTCGAGTATTTTTGACTTCTCCCTTCAGGTCTTTTAGATCATTACCTGTTTGGTGACTGCTCTCTAATTTGCCTTTATGTCTGGGAATGTAGGTCATACAGTGTCATGCTGATATTGTGATGATTGAGAGTGTTCCCAAATTGAGTAGCTTGAGGATGTCCTATATTTGTAAATTAAAACTGTAATGCACATTGTTTGTAATCCGAAATTTCGACTCCCATATAATTGTATTTGAGTAATAAAAATACGACTCACTACACTACTTTGATAGAATCATTATCATATAGCGTTTTTGTTTTGAATAAAAATAATATATGTGTTCGCTCTTCCCATGTGCATTTACATAGGTCAACTACATGTTGGCTATATGAGTAAAGGTATAAAAATGAATTGATACACATGTTTAAAATGTTGCATATGTTACATTATTGTGATATCATGTTTATTGAGTTATTTGAAACGATTTCAGAAAAAAGAAATCAGGGGTTTACGATAAGTCATCTTATATCATGAAGGTAAAATACTCTAATGCTATATTATAGGGAGGATAAACGAATGAATCGACAAATCTACAAAACAAAGAACGTTATTTTCGAAGCACTTCTTAGAAAAATGCAAGTGAAAAACTACCATGAAATTACAATTATTGAAATCACAGAAGATGCTGATGTGGCTAGACTTTCTTTTTACAGACACTTCAAAACAAAAGAGGATATTATTCTTTTTAAGTTTAAAGATATTATTGATAAAATTGTAAGAAAAATTTTTGCCACTAGCATGGATATTCCAAAAGAAATTTTAGAATTGATACTTGGAGTAATCGAAAGTTATAAGTCTACATTCAACGTGATTATCAAACATAATCTATATGGGTTAATCGTTCAATCCTTTAGTTCAGATATTAGAGTAATCACAAAAAAAATAACCAATCTTGAAGATTCTGACGCTTATCTACTAACATTTTATGAGGGAGCACTTATAAATCTTTTAATTGAATGGGTTAGTAATGAAAATGCAGTTTCAAAGAATGAGTACTTGAAAATTATTGATAACATTTTCAATAAACAACGACTGTTGCTAAAAACTAATAATATATAGGTGATACATTTATGAATAAATTAGGAATCTGTTTGTCAGGTGGTGGTGCAAGAGGTGCATATCAAATTGGCGCATTACAGGCACTTAAAGAATTAGGAATCTTAGATAGAACTGTAGCGTTTTCCGGTGCTTCAATCGGCGCAGTGAATGCCACGTTTGTTACAACCGATGCAATGGATATTGCGAAAGAACTATGGTTTAATGTTCCAGAAAATCCTTTAGGCGATAGCCCATCAATAGTTAATACGCTAAGAGATCAAAAACTCAAAGTCATTGATAGTGGTTTATTTTCAATTAAGAAACTAAATCAATTGCTAGAAGAAAACATTGATTTTGATTTACTAAAAACCAAGGACATTTTTATTGCGGTCGCTGATACAGGAGATGCTGAAAAAGGGATAATAGATTTGTTAAGATCAACAATCGCTCATTATATTCAAAAGGATTCCAAAATTCAATATATTCCCCTCAAGGGACTCAACAAAGAATTACAGATTGATACAATGGTAGCATCCTGTTCAATTCCTGTTGTTTTTCCTCCAATTGTAAGCAACAACAGGAAATATCGAGATGGAGGGTATTTTGACAATACGCCAATAAAGCCTTTAATCGACTTTGGTTGTGACGAGATTATCTGCATTACTATTTCCACGTTGTCATCAATACGTTCGACAAGACAGAAATACAAAAACATAAAGATTCACGAAATAAAAGCAACAAGAAAATTAGGGAAAGTACTTGATTTTTCATCTGACCATTCAAAAAAGTCTTATGAATATGGATATCGTGATGCGATGAGTTATTTTTCTAAAAATAACATAGTTTATGATTTTTAAAAGATTGGCTTTAACAATTTTTTAAACCGCTTTATTGATGGAGGTGCGATAAGATGAGTAAGCGATTAGCTATTGGTTTTTTTACTGATGTATTTTTTCCGATGATAGACGGTGTAGTCAACGTTGTACATAATTACGCAAAAAAGTTATCGATAGATTCAGATGTATATGTTTTCGCTCCTGACTACGGAGAAATTAAAAACCTTGACCAATTGCCATACAAAGTCATAAGGACTAAATCAATCAAAATACCTAAGTTAGATTATAGGTTTTCAATGCCAACATTTGATATTATTTTCAAGGATGATATCAATAAAATAAGATTGGACATAGTGCACATACATAGCCCATTTGCAATTGGTGTATATGGAATTCATTATGCGCGAACACATCACATACCTGTAGTTGCTACGCTTCACAGTCAATATAAAAAAGATTTCTACGAGAGAATAAAAAACGAATATATAACTAAAATGGCCACAAAAGAACTTATGCGACGATTCAATAATTGTAATAGATTGCTTGCTGTAAATGAAGAAGTTGCAAAAGTATTTTATGAGTACGGTGCAAATGAAATGCCCATGGTTATACATAATGCAACTGATTTAGCACCGTTTATGAACAGCAGTTATATCAATGAACTCAAAGCAAAGTATCATATAGATTTCAGTCAAAAAGTGTTGATCTATGTAGGTAGATTGGATGCAATAAAAAATCTTGGATTTCTAATCGATTCACTGATTACTCTGAGAGATCTTCAGTTTGATTTCAAGATGATTTTTGTTGGATCTGGGCCTTATGAAGAAACGATGAGAAAAAAGATTATTAAGAACGACTTAAACGATCGCGTCGTATTCACCGGAAGGATTGTGGATAGAATAGACTTAAGCGCTCATTATAAACTTGCAAACCTTTTTCTATTACCTTCACTTTATGACTCATCTTCACTGGTTCAAATTGAAGCAGCAAGTCAGTATACACCAACCCTATTTATTGAGAAAGCAGTTACTGCTTGCACAGTAAAAGACGGTATCAATGGATATCTTTCCCAGAATTCACCAAAAAAGTTTGCTGAGAAAATCATTACTATTTTTGACGATGATTTAGAGTATATGAGTATTTCGAACAATGCATTTAGAGACTTGTATGTAACGTGGGATAACATAGTGGATAAACTAAGAGAGATTTATTCAAATCTTTTGAAATATGAAGATTAA